ATGTTTCTTGTAATAATGCGTTCTCTTTTGGATCTTCTTTCCAAGTACCTAAAGCCATATATCTTTTTTTTAAGTATTTAGTATGATTTTAACAAAAGGTAGAGTTCTTAGATCTCTTAACTCCATTTCGTCAACTTGATATAGTCCACCAACTACTTCTGGAAAGGTATATTGTCTCATTTCTCCCCAGTGATAATTCAATCCTTTGAAACCCCAAGAGAATACATCGGTTACTGCAACAAGTGGATGTGAATCATATGCGATACCAGGTGTCTTTGCACGATATACAAAAACATAAAAATTTCCTGCTTGAGGTACATTACTTCCTTCAGTCAGGACACCTAAAACCTCTGTTGCTAAATCATCGGGACTTTCTGTACCGATAAGATTTTTCATTATGGGATCTATTCTACTCATATGTCTAATTCTTTTTCGGTAATTACTTTAAACTCCCACATTCTGTCTGCACAATATTCTCGTGCTGCTTTCCATTTTGCTTGGTTTCTTGCATATTCAAATGCTTCACGAATGTAACCTTTAGTTTGTCTTTTTGGTTTCTTTGGTTTTGTTGTTTGCTTCAATGGTTTGACTTCGATAAGATATCTTTTTATTTTACCAGTATTCTCTTGCACTTTGATATAAAAATCTGGAAAATAACGGTGAACACGACTATCGTGTGGAGAAATATATGGTAATGCTATCTCTTCACTTCCCCACTCTAATATCTTTGCATTTTTATCACAATACACCATAAACTTTCTTTCCCAGAGTGACCTGTAAATAATATTAGTTGGATCACCTTTGTACTTTCTAGGAAAGGATGGATAGTATTTTCCCCTATAAGCCATCTAAATAACTATACTATAGAAGTATTTAGAGTGCCAGCACCAAGACCAAGAGGAATATCGGATATAATGCCAAAGTTACAAAACGTATCTTTGTCATCTAGATTTTTAGTGAAGTTAGTTCTACCAAGAAGTCCTGTTAGGACTTTTCTAAGACAGAAAGGTATAAATGATCGTTTTATTGCAGATGATATTGGATTATTATGTAGTGATGCAGTTTTACCAGGCAGTGCATTAGCATCATTGAACACTGCTGGAGATTATCAAGGAGTTGTTGAAAGATTTGCACATACTCGTAATTTTACTCAAATAAATTTAGAATTTTATGTAGATAATGAATATAAATCTCTTAAGTTTTTAGAGCATTGGATGGAGTTTATTGCTGGAGGATCGAGTGCTGACCCTATAAATGATTCATACCACTTTAAAATGAGATATCCAGATGAGTATAAATCAAATGATACTAGGATAGTAAAGTTTGAAGCGAATCATTTTCAATTTTTAGAATATAGATTTATAGGACTGTTCCCATTATCATTAAATTCTACAAGAGTTTCATATCAAAATTCTACAGTTTTAAAAGCATCTTGCCAATTTAGTTATGATAGGTATGTTTGTGGTGAATCATCATCACTTGCAAGAGCCTTAGGTATTAGTGGTAATAAGACGAGAGCAGGTGCTACACAGGATGGTATTCAAAGAAATAGTGAAAATGGTTTGAATGATGTTATGAGTGGATTACCATTATTGAATCGTGATGTAGGATATACTCTTACACCAGATGGAAGCACAGTATCAACTGGATCTGTTAATACAAGAGCTAATTTCATAAGAAACAATGCAGCAGCGTTCGGTATTGGTGTTTAAAAAGCACTATAAATAATCACACTGAAGTGCTTAGAATATTATGCCTTTACCAACCATTTCAACTCCTACTTATGAGTTGATTCTTCCCTCTTCAAATAAAAAGATAAGGTACAGACCTTTCTTAGTAAAAGAAGAGAAGATTTTAATTCTAGCAATGGAATCTCAAGATTCAAAACAAATTGCTAGAGCAGTGAAAGATGTTTTATCAAAATGTATTTTATCAAAAGGAATAAAAGTCGAAAGACTTTCAACCTTTGACATTGAATATTTGTTTTTAAATATTCGAGGAAAGTCAGTCGGTGAACAAATAGAAGTTATGGTGACTTGTCCTGATGACGGAAAAACACAGGTTCCAATGTCTATCAACATCGATAGTATAAAAATACAAAGAGATGAAACACATGAACGTGACATCAAGTTAGATGAAACGTATACTCTTAGAATGAAGTATCCTTCTTTAAGTGAATTCATCAAAAATAATTTCAGTTCTGTCGAGAACATGAATGTTGATGATACTTTTGATTTAATTGCATCTTGCGTAGATCAAGTATATTCTGAGGAAGAATCATGGGCATCTGAAGAGTGTACAAAGAAAGAACTTAACAACTTTATTGAATCCTTAAATTCTAGTCAATTTAAGATGGTAGAAAAGTTTTTTGAAACAATGCCTAAACTATCACATACAGTTAAGGTTACTAATCCTAATACTAAAGTTGAGAGTGACATAAAAATTGAGGGTCTGCAGAGTTTTTTCGGATAAGTATGGCACATGAGGATCTTGTGTCATACTACAAGTTGAATTTTGCCATGATGCAGCACCATAAATATAGCTTAACTGAACTTGAGAATATGATTCCTTGGGAAAGAGAAATTTATGTCTCACTTTTACAACAGTACATTGAAGAGGAAAACTTAAAAGCACAACAAGAACGTAATGGATGAGGAACAAGGTTTAGCGTCGCCAATAGCAGGAGGTATCAGAGGTATTAGAAGATCGGTTTCTTCTAGTGTCTTTACTGGTCGTGCTGTTGCACCTCCACCACCCGACCCTCAAGTTACTAATTTACTCAATCAAAATTCACTCACACTAACAAGTGTCTCTGCTCAATTAACAAATGTAAGTGCTCAAGTTAATGGATTGAATAATTCATTATCAGTAATAAAAGATAATTTAGCAGTAAGTGAAACAATAGAGAGACAGAGAGAAGCAGCAAAACAAAAGAGAGAAAGAATACTTGCAGAGCAAGCACTTAGAGAGGGTAAAGAATCTGATTTAGAAAGAAAAGTACAAAATGCACTTTTATCACCAGTTCGTAGAGTTGCGACTTTTGCTCAAGGAATTTTAGGTAGATTAGGAAATTTCTTACTTATATTAGCAGGTGGATGGTTAGTTGAAAATACATTAACTTTATTAAGATTAGGTTCAGAGGGTAATCTTGATAAACTTAGAGAGTTTAGAAATAAGTTTTTACTTAATCTAGGATTAATGATTGCAATCGGTGGTGCAGTCACCATCGGTGTTGGAAAGTTAGTAACGATGACTGCTGGTTTGGGAGCCACAGCATTACGTATTGCATTAGGTGGATTATTAGTAACACCATTTAAAGCAGTCTTTAATTTTCTCGCAAAAAATATAGGGAAAGTTAGAAATGCCATTATTAATGGTTTGAAGAATGTTGGTAAAAAAGTTGGAGGACCAAATATATTAAAAAGGGTACTTCAATTTGGAGCAAACTTACCCATAATCGGTCCTTTAGCGAAAAAATTTATTGGTCCGAATAGTTTTATTGCAAAAACAGTATCTAAAATACCAGGTGCAAAAAGCACGTTTAAGTTTTTAGGTAAAGTACCTGTTTTAAATACGATTGCTGAAGTTGCTGGATTTGGACTAGACTATCAGGATAGGAGAAAGGATAAAGACGGTGATGGTCTTCCTGATCAAACTCAGACTCAAGCAATCGCAGGTGCAGGAACTAATACGATTGCAAGTTTGGCAACTTTCTTCACAGGATTAACTTTATTTCCAGAACTTGGATCAAGTATAATTGGTGTTATTGGATTAGGGATATTATCTGGTGTTACTGGTATGACTGCTGCAAATATCACTGATAATATAACTGGTGCAAATCAATCTAGAGAAGGTGAAGGTGAGGGTGATACAAATGTAAATGTAGAAGGCACTAACTTATATCAATCTGTGATTGAGAGTGATAATATAGTTCCAAACAAAAATAATTTAGATACAAATTCATTAAAGAAAGATAAAAATACAAATGTTATAACCGTTCCATTCAATGGTGGACAGGGTGATGGTGCTGGTAATACTGGAAGTGGTGCTGCAACTGGAGGTTCAAGTGACTCTTTACCAACTATAAGTTCATCTGATGTTAATAATAATTTTCCTGCTCTTGCTGGTTCAATGTTCAATTTAGCGGAGGTGTAGTATGTCTATAAGAAGAAGAATAAACTCACTTTTAAAATCCTCAATTAGTATTAACACTATTCGTGATTCTGTTGTTAAGTTTAACGATGGATTGACCAAAGCAAACACTACATCAGGACAAATCGTTCAACAAACAAATGAAAGAAATAATTTTAAAAGATCGTTGATAGGTAAGGATAATGAATTTTTTAGAAGAAGAAGAGAGAATGTAAATAGAAAGGCAAGAGAAGATGAATTGGAAGCAGCGAGTGTTCAAGGTGTTGCTGCTAGACAGGGGACAGTATCATCAAGAAGCACAAAAGGATTTTTGGGTAGAATTATAGATTTCTTTGGTATAGTATTAATAGGTTGGTTTGTAACTCAATTACCAAAAATATTAAAAGGAATACAATCTCTGATAAAAAGAATAAGTAAAGCAGTCAATATATTAACTGGATTTGTAAGTGGTATACAAGACTTCATAACAAACTTTGGTATTGGAATAGGAAATTTAAAAGGTCAGATGTTTAATCTAGACTTTGGGCAACAAAGAGTAGAAGCACAGGAAAATATTGAAAAGATGGAGGGTGGTATTAATCGTTTGAACAGGGAATTGTTTAATACTGCTAAATTGGCTTCAGATCCAGCAAATGTAGGACTTAGAAGTTTTGATGAGGGTGAAATAATATCTGAAAATAGTGTTGATCAAGAGCAACCCACTGAAGAAAAAAATTCAACAGATGTTTCTGATTTAGAAAACACTGAAAGTACTAAAGATTTCCAATCTGTGAAGGAAACAAAGCAGAAAGAGGTTGAAGCAGATGAAAATAATATAGAGGGAATGGAAAATGATGTAGAAATAGGTCAAATTGAGGCACAAAGTAAACAATCTAAGGGAGCAACTATTGATCAAAAGAATGAAGAAATTAAAGAGGAAAAAGAAGAGCAAGATAATGATGTTTCATTAAAACAGAGACTAGAGGGTTTCATCAGTAATATGTTTGGAACAAAATCTAAGAGGAAGAAGGATCAAGAGGAAGGAACTATAGAAGGAACAACAAAAATTGAAGAAATAGCATCTCAATTTCAAGGTGATAGTCAAAAACTTGAAGCAGCGATGGGTAAATTTGCTGATAATATGAAAAATAAAAAGGGTAAGGAGGGTGATTCACTCATCGCACCACTACGGATTAAGAGAGATAATTTAGTCGAGGATAATGTTGTTGATGGAAATACAGTCTATTTAATTGAAACTCCTGTGGGTGGTGGAAATAATAATAATGGTATGTCGATGCCTTCAGGTGGTGGTAATAAAATGCAGTTAAATACTAATAATCCAGACAATACAAACATATTCAAAAAAATACAAAAGATTATTTTAAGTTGACATGGCAGCAATAGATAAATCACTTTACGAAAAATTCATTATTGAATCGGCAGATGGAAAGAGAACTGCTGATATCTCTCAGGGTGTCGTAGCTTTTACATACTATGAAAATATTTTTTCACCTATAATAACTGCTAGAGCAATAGTAGTAAACACAAGTGGCACCGTGAAGGGTGAAGATGGTAAAAATAAATCATTATATAATGGATTACCTTTAAGAGGAGGTGAAAGAGTTCAAGTAAAGATAGGTGGTAACTCTAAGATTAACAAAAAAGGATTAGATTTTTCAAAAAGACCGACAGATTATTTCTATGTTTCGTCTATCACTAATGTCTTAGTTGATGCTGGTAGAGAAATTTTCACTTTGAATTTAACATCAAGAGAAGCACTTACTAATGAAACGATAAGAGTGGGAAAAAAATTTCCTACATCCCAAAAAATATCTGACTCTGTAGAGGATATATTGAAAAATTATCTTAAAACTGATAAGATAAACGATATTGATGAAACTCAAAATCCATATGGATTTATAGGTAATATGAAGAAACCTTTTACTATATTAACTTGGTTAGCATCAAAATCAATAGCGTATGGTGGTCCGAAAGAAGATTCTTCAGCAGGATTTGTTTGTTTTCAAACTATAGATGGTTTTAATTTTAAATCAATAGATAAATTAATCGAACAAAAACCATTCAAAGAAAATTATCTTTACAGTCCAGGTGTTATTGATAAGTATGACCCTAAGAAAGATTTTAAGATACTACAATACGGAATCGATAGAAACCAAGATTTGATAGGGAAATTAGAAAGAGGTGCATACAGTAGTATAAGATATTACATTAACCCAGTTACATTTGGTTTAAGTCCAAATGTTGTTTTTAATGCAGAAAAATATGTAAACAAGACGAGTAACTTAGGAAGTAAAAATATAACACTACCAAAAATAAATGATGATAGTAAAGAAACTTTAGGTGATTTGCCAAGTAGAATATTTGTAAGTATGCTTGATATAGGAACTGTCGAAAAAGATGCCACAGATGATGGTTGGAATGACCCTGCGAAACAAAATGCAGATCCATCAAAATTCCATGCTCAATCGATGATGAGATACAATCAACTCTTAACTCAAGTCGTAGATATTACTATCCCCTTAAATGTTAAATTAAGAGCAGGTAGTGTTATAAGATGTGAGTTTCCTTCACTTGAAGATTCAAA